GCAAATCTCTTAAAACAAAATTATATGCAAGTGCAAACCCACATACCCAACCGATAAAAGGTCTCCAACCTGCTACAAAAATTGTTCTGTGCTTGGCTTCTTGTTCGTTAATTTGTGCTTGTAATTCAATTAATGTTTGTGGATCAATCTCTTTCCCCTTGATGAGTTCCCTTATTTCAAGACCAAGCCCACCAATATTATCACTTGATTTAAACCCTAAAAGTTTTTTAAGAAGTTTCAGCATCGTAATTAATATCTAAGTCAAAATGAGTATATGTAGAATAACCTTTCCCCTCTTTTCTTTTTGCTTGGTACACTAACTTTCTATTATTTCCTTTTACATAAGAAATGTGAATCCAAGCAGGGTTATCGTTATCTCCTAATTCCCATATAAGTTTATCAAAATCCATTTCATTTTTAATTATATAAAATAATTCACAATTAGTAATGCCAGTAGCATCTAAATCTATTGCACAACCCTTAATGTGTTGTGATGTTGCAGCTGCACCTGAAATAGCATTATTTAATTTCTCTGATCTAAAAAAACTATTTACTATAATTGGTTCACCTACTTTTTCTCTTAAAGGTTCAAAAAACTCATCTGCCAATATTTTCATATTCGCTAATTGTTCATCGTTAGGTGTGTTTTTGATTTTTAATTTTTTAGCAGTTGCAGAACCAAATGCTTCTTTCCAAGATATATTTGTACTAAAGTTTTCTTTTTTAGATTTTGCCATAATTATTAATTTTGTTGAACTCTATTTGCAATGTCAATAATTGCTCTGTAATAAGTTTTTTCATCATCATCATCATTACTATAAGCAACTCCATTAATGTTGCTTGTAAACACATTAAAATTGTTTGATGTAAGGTCAAAGTAATCTGTCGTAGATGTCTTAATTAGTTCTAAAATAGATTCTACAATATCATTTACTTGTAGTTCTCCACCATCATCAGAAAAGAAAGCAGTAACGACCTCGATTCTTGTGATACATTCTACTATAAAATCACTTTGATTTTGATTTGTTTGTGCAGAATCAGCAGAATACACAATTATATAAGGTTCGCTTTGTGAAGATGGCACACGATTATATACAGGTATATTTGCACCACCATAACTTACATTCCCATTTAAAAGTGTAAATATTTTTTGTCTTATAAATCGTATTGGTTCTTTCATCTTAAACTTCTTTTAATTGCATTGTTTAAATCTAACATTAACCTTTTTAATCCTAAGTTTATTTTCCCAAAGAAATAAGGTTGTGCTTTTTGAAATCTTGTACCAAATTCAAGAAACCCTGAATAAGGTGCTTTAGATTCTATTGATTTGTCTTTTGCATTATAAACAACATTGTTTCTTAAATTACCTGTATCAACTGGAATAGGTGGCAATTTTATTTCTCTTGATATTAATAATCCATTCTTGTCAATTATCATATCAACCCCTTTATTGCCAAGTGCATCTAACTTGTCAAACATTTTATTGACTTTTCTAAGATCAGATTTATTAACTCTAATATCCATTACTCCCTTTTTGTTGCCGTTATTGTTGTGTAATACTTGTAATTGCTATTAAACATATTGTTTATTTGAAATTGACCACTTTCATTTTCTATTTCTAACAGATCTGTCGTATTTATAGCATCAGCAGTTTTTTTCCTAACAGTTAGTTCAATCACAAGGTTTCGATCTCTTTTACCATTCTTTGTTGCTACATCACCACTTGTATAATTGACCATCGCCCAAATCGTTGTTTGTGTTGCAAGAGTAGATGAAAAACCACCAAACCCATCAGCAGTTTTAGATTGTCTTTTAATCAAAACTCTTGTATCTAATTTTCCTGAATTCATTATATAAACATCGTTTTATACGAACTTAATAACTCCTTTACACTTGTTGGGATTTCATTAACAGTATTGCCAATCACAAAATCAGCTCTATTATCATATAAAGTAGAAACAAGTTGTAAGTTCGCTTGAATTAAAAAACTATCATTCATTCCTGCCGTTGTATAACTGACGATTACTTCCTTTGATGGTAAACTATTAAGTTCAACAATAGTATCATCAAGACCATATTCTGTATAAGCAGTTGTTGCAGTTCCCTCAACAGTTATTGATTGAATTGAAGCTATGGGTGAAAATGGAAGAACAAACCTTTCATCAACACTCGCTAAATACAATTTTCTTGTTTTAGCAGCTATGTCTTTCGTAATGTAGTTTTCTATTATAATCCTGGCTTGTGTTATCATTTGACCTATTAGAGTATCATCAGCACTTGTATCAACTCTTAAATAAGATTTAGCAGTTGCCGTATTGATTATCTCTGATCCAGTCGTTGCAGTAATTTTCATTTGTGTATGAAAACGATTTAAAGGATTACTATAATATTTCATTACTTATTTTTTTTAATTTTTTTCTTGTATGCTTGTTTTAGTTCCTTTGTTTCTTTTGTCTTTTTAGTATCTCTTTCTATGATTCCTAAAAACTCTAATATATCTTCTAACATAATTTATTATTTAAAACAAAAATACAAAAAAAATGCACCATAAAGTTTACAGTGCATTTGATTGAAAAAGAATAAAGAAAGAAAAAACTATTTAAAGTCAAAGTTATTAAAAAATTTTGAATAATTATTTGTCAAACTTAATCTTACGGCTAATCTTGTACCATCATTTTTAAAAATAAAAAAACCTTCAAATTTTTCTACCCATATCGCAAAATAATCTACATCTACTTTTTCATAAGTTCGTTTCCATTGTATGTGTACAGTTTTTCTATTTCTTTGAAAACCTTGAAATGTTGATTTGATTTGAATTCTATAAATATTATCTCCAGTGTCTGCAAGACAATCATATACGGAAGTATGGAGCAAGGGATAGGATATTTTTATGTCTCTTTTAAGACATTCAATACCGAATTTATATTCAGCAATACAACCCTTTGAATTGCTATCCACAAATGTAAAGTTAAAAAAAAAGTGGCTAACCGAAATTAACCACTCATCACCTAATTAATATGAAAAAAAAACTAATTAACTAAACACTTTATTTTTTTTACTCTTTTCTACTTCATCTTCTATACTATAAACCAAACCTAATATTTTAAAATACATATCTTGGGTAACATCATCTTTATTTAAATTATCTGATACTATTCTCATAATCTTTGGTGCTATTTTTTTATTCATTGCCATTATCTAAATAACCAAAATAAAAATTCAATTGCTAATGTTGCCCAAAATGTAAATAATCCTAATCCCCAACATAAATACTTTAGTATTCTTTTTTGCAGTTGCTCATCAACTGGCATATTCAAATCTTGTTGTGTTGCTTTATATATTACTTTCATTAATGAGTTATTAAACAAATTAAAAAGTGTGATGCAAAATAAACCACTGCAAGTACAATGATAGGTATTTGCAATTTTTCTATTGTTGTGAGAATTTTATTCATTATTTCTAATTTTCATCAAAGTAAACTAATTTATTTATTATATGCAAATATTTTTTACTTTATTTAATATTCTTTAATGATTATTTAACATTAGGGTATAAAAAAAGGGGGTATAAAACCCCCCTTTAATAATATAATCTCTAATGATTATAGAGCAGCAATCACTGTTGCGAATGAACCTCTACATAGAGCATTTGGAAGATAAGTTGTGAAACCTAATCTTTCTTGAACTCTAACTGTTATAAAGTTCTTTTGAACATTATCAGAATCTTGCTCGAAGAATTCAACACTAATGTTCTCTCTCTGCCAAATCTGTGCAGCTTGACTAAAGTTACCTACGATAAACTCTCCCTCTGCCATTGCAGTTGAGATTCTTACAGGTACTCCCATAAATGTTGGTTGTAGTCCTTGATAAACTTGATCTTTTAGATATCTGTTGTCAGAATCTTTAAGAGCAAGAATTTTGTGGAAATCAGTTGGGTGTAATAAAATACCATCTGAAGTATAGTTAGCTTTTGCCACTTGGTTTAATGCAGTTATAAGTACATCAAATTGTTGTGGGTTAGCAAAGTCAGCAGCACCAAAACCTGATGCACCTGTACTCCAAACTGTAGCTGAATTTCTTAATCCCTCTAAATTTGGTGCAGTACCATTACCACCTAATAACTGGTCATCTTCTACTGCCATAAGTTTACTTGGAACTCTTGCTGAAATATATGAACTTAATTGTTCAGTATCTTCCATCATTTGTCTTGATAATCTTAGGTATGTACCAATCGTTTCGACAGGTGCAGTTGATGCAGTTAAGTTAAAATCTGTTTGACCTAAAGCAGAACCCTCTGCCGTAGCAGCAGCACCTTGTGTATAAGCACTTTCTTTTACAAATCTAATTAGATCAGAATTTGTAGTTCCCACAGGAACAATTTGTCTTATATGTACTGCATTACTTGGATCAAACTTGTATCCAGGTACTCTTGTCGCTGCGATAACCTCACCAGTATAATCTGCACCAGTTGTCATATCAGCTTTAACTTCAAATGATGAAGCTCTTGATTTACCTTTTTTAAGTGCTTCAATAGCACCACCATCAATCGCATCTTTAATTGCGGATTTGAAGTTCATTGGCTTACTATCTACGGCATTTTTTTTAGCTGCCATTTCGATAATATCCATTCTCTTTTGCATTTCATCATTCTTTGCAAGATAGTCGTTAGTTAAGTTTGAAATCTCACTCTTAAGTGATTCTTCAACCTCGCCTTTAGCGTTATCTTGTGCCGAATTAAATGCTTTTTCAATTTTAGAATCAACTAAATCTCCGATTTGGTCTAATTCTTTTTTGATTTCATCGTTCATTTTTTACGAATTTAATTTATTAAACAAATAATTATAAATATCACTATTATCAGCTTTTATCTGTGTCGGCTCTGTAACTTCAATTTCGGTTGGCAAAGTGGCACTATCGTTAAAAATAGATTTTAGCTTAACGAGTTCTGCTTCGATAGCATAACCCATATTGTCAGAAATGTTACCCTTGCGAATTAACTTCACAAGTTTATCAAATCTTTTCAATACTTTCTCCTTATCTACATTCCCTTTTACATCTAATATCATTGCTTCATCATTTGCAGCAAGTGTAACGGCAGAAATCTCATAGAGTTTTACCTCTGTTAGTTTTCTATTGTAATCATCACCCATTCCTGCTTCTTTCTGAAGTGGTAATATACCAACACTATTTTCGGTAATCACTCCTGCTTTCATAAGTTCTAATACATCAGTTCCAAGTTGAGTTTTTGGTATTTTCGCTTCGAACATTAATCCTTTGTCATCTTCATATAGGTTTACCATTTTTCCTAAAGGTTGATCCATATTGTGCTGATATAGGTATTTAACACGACTACCATTTTCCATAATCGTTTTTGTATATGCACCAGGTGTAATTATATCACCATCACTATCTACATTGTTAAACACAGAACCATACCCTTTTACGATTCCACTCTTTTCATCGGCATCAATTAATTCACCGATTGGACTTGACTTATATATTATATTTTCCATTTTACAAAGATATTAATTTTAATTGTTTTCATTTTCTTGTAGTGCATCATTAATAATTGCAACACTACCTGCTGCAACCAAACTATTTACAACACCACCTTGTCTTTCATTTAAAGTTTCTTCTTTTGGAAAAGGTGCATTGGTACATCTACAATTAATGACATTGGCAGCACTTCCTCTACTATCACCTGGATAACTTAATTCCTCACCACCAACTAAAAAGTTTTTATCCATATCGACTACTTGTCCATTGGCTTCTATATGATCTATTCGTGTTCTACTATCAAAAGTTGCAATCCATTCCTTTTGTAGATTCTCTTTGCCAAAAACATCAGTAGCACTTTGATTTGTCGCATAATTAGCAGCATTTACACTTTCGGTTCTAACAATTCGTTTTGCATTATTAACCGACATATTTTTAAACTTCTTTCGCAGTATTCTTCCTGCTTGTACCTCATTCATTGATTGAAAGTCAGGATCTGCCATATATCTTTGTAAAACCCTTACTAATTCTTTTTTACGATTACCACCAACACTCACAACTCTTGCACCTGCTACTTGACTACCTATATATGCAAACTTTTCATTCCATATATCCATATAATCCATATCAATATTTTTAGTAATGTATTTCTCAAAGTTTTGAGCATACCACTTGGCAAACTTATTTCCAACCTCTTGATAAAGTTCAACATAAAGATTTATTAAGTCGCTATCCTTAAACTTAAATTGCAAGTCAGGTATTTGTTTATTGGCTTTTAGAAACTCATCAATTATTTGATTGTTTTCACTAACAAGATATTTTGTCCATTTCTTGTCTTGTTTCGCTTCCTCAATGTCTAATTGATTAAGCCAATCTTTATGATAGTTTTTTTTGAATTTTTTAGTCAGCATTTTGAGAAATCCTTTTTGCCCAAGAAATCATTGCTTTACCACCCCAAAGATTATAAGCTACATATCCTTTGTCTTTATAAGGTTCGTTTCTATAATCTTCTGATATTTTAGCATTTTCTTCGTGTCTTGCTAAAAAGCTATTTATTCGTTTTACAGTATCAAGTGATATTGGTTCTCTGTTAGCAAGTTGATTTGCTCGTTTCCAACCAACTTCTGTACCACCCTTGACTACATCACGACCATATTTCTCTCTCCACTCTAACATTCTTTTTGCATTGTTGGTAGCACCTTGTGGGTAATCATTATAGCTTTCGGCTTTAGTAATTGATTTCTTGCTTGACATTGGGTGTCCACTTGGTAAAAGGTCTGTGTCGTGTTTACCACTTCTAAATTTACCATTACGAAGAACATATAAAAATGAATTTACTCTTGCATAAGCCCATTGATCTTCACTTGTAACACTTGGTCTTACTGATGATGGATTGTTTCTATATGCACCAACACCTCTATTGAATACAGTTTGCAAAGTTCTATAAGAAGTTCTTTTTGATTTATTGTCGCCAACTTTCTCGTTGTGTTCTTCTACCTTGTTTTTAAGACCAGTTTCTACTGCACTACCAGGTTTTACTGGTTTATCAATATATTCAACTTTAACATCTTGTCCAATAATCGCAATATAATCTTCGTGTGATGCACACGGCATATAAATCTTATTTCCATTATCATCGTGTGAATGAACACCTTGACAACCTATTGCTTCTGCTCTTTCACTTGCTTCGGTTTCGGTTGTATAGACATCTCTACGAACCTCTCTCTTAACATCAAGAAGTTCATCGTAATTTACTTTAACACTTTTAAAATCATCTGCAATCACTTCATCTTGTAATGGCATAAGATTCATTGGAATATAGTAGTCATTAAGTTTTTCATTGTCAGCTTCAACACCATAACTCATTGCTTGTCTTTTCTCATTTGGAGTAAGCCACCAAGCTTGACTCATTTGCCCAACCACTTTATCCATTTCTTCTTGCATTTCAGAAATACTTGTGTAATCAAAGTCAATGTATAGTTTATCGCCATAAGCAGGAACTAACCATCTGTTTAATTCATCTTTGATTTTATTAAGTTCAGGAATTACTGCATTTTGATACAATGTCTTTTTAGCTTCTATTACATTGTTGTATGTAGAAGATTCTGTGTTGTTTAAAAGAACCGCAGGTACAGAATAAATATTACATAAATCCTTAATACTTGCATTGTACTGTTCTATTAGAGATAAATCAGATGCAGACATTCCAAAGTTAATCCAAGATAGTTTCTTTGGTGTTATTACAATATCACCTGCACTATTAGAACCTTGATAGTTTTGTCTAAACTTCTCTTTTAATTGTTGTGCTTGAACTTCATTAATATCCCCCTCATCACTCATAAGCACACCTCTTGCAGTTTGATTCTGTAAATACTTCGCACCAGTTGTAACTGCTTCGTTATTCGTATCTAATGATCTTAAACCTGCTTTAAGTGGCGACATTCCGTACAAATGACTACCAGTTCCATCATAATAAGGGTTAAAATCTTTAATGTGGCAAATATCCTCTGCTGCCATCTTATATTGCCCATTGTACTCTAATGAATATGATTTGATTGGATCAAATATTCCACCACTATTAATCTCTACCTTTTGACTTGGTAATACATATAATTCTTTGAATTTACCTTTATTAGCACCTGTATCAGGTTTTAAACCATAGATGTAACGATTACCAGTTAGTTTACCAAAAGCTATTATCTCTTGAATCCAAGCATTGTAGGATTGTGCAGGATTAGGTCTTGATAGTAATTCGTGTAATTCAGTATCTGCTACTTCTTCAAGAGCGTGTTTTCTTAAAACCTCTGCTTTGTGTAATGCAGAACCATTAGCGATACCACTTGTCATTGCTTTGTATCTCTTTAACTCATTCTCACTTTTAATCTCATATATTTGAAATGGAATTGTTGCTGCCGTTTTCGCAATAAGATTTACAATAGAATAAATAGTTGTGTTGTATTGATACCCCTTTTCGATGTATGTACTATCGTTTTCAGGATTCCAAATAATACTATTCCCTATGTAGTTATATATCGCTTTATTAAACTCTGCATTAGTTTGTTGAAAATTCTTTGATACGAGTTTCTGAAATCTTGATAATATTGATGCCATCGAATAACTTTTATTTTACAAAAATACTAATTAAATTACAAAAAAGTTTTCTTTCTTACCAAAGGAAGAATAAACGGCATAACGAATAGAATCCATTAAGTGATTTTCCTTGTCTTGTGGCTTATTTATTATTGTTCCATCTTTTAATTGTTCCCAATAATAACTTTGATATTCTCGCAATATATTCTTTGATTCATTGCTTACAATTATATCGTACTCTTTTAATTTAGATATTCCTGCATTTATACTTCCTTGACCTTTTGTTGCAGGTTTTATATATAACCCTAATCTTCTCATCTCCTCAATAGATTTTGGTTCAGCAGAATCAGCATAAGTAATTACCTCGCCATACCCTTTAGCTTTTAATATATCTACAATATCGCTATTAGTTAAACCTTTTTGGTATAATATCTCGTGCAAGTACACCCTATCGTGCTTTTTAAAGACAAGAACACAAGCAGTTGGATCATTACTATACCCATAGTCAATTCCGACTATTCCCTCTACATCTAAATCAAATTCAGGAAATTCATCGTAATCTATAAAAGTCCAGTTATTAAATATTTGTCTTGCACTAAAGATTGCTTTTAATCCCTCTCCGTAAACTCTCCAGTAATCAGGATCACGAAGCTTCATTCTCTCTATTTCGTGAACTAACTCATCTGACAAGAAGTTGTTGTCTTTGTATGTTGTTACCCAAGTATCGCAATCATCTCTTGGAATTAAGTCGCTATAAATCCAATGGATAGGATCTGATGGGTTAAAATCAACAATTACCATATCAAGAGTTCTCATATTGATTTGTCTAAAATCCTCTATGTTTAATTCATTACCCTCATTTAGAAATGCAATGTTTCTTTTACGACCACGAATCTTTTGTGGTTCATCTACTGATAAAAACTCAATAAGATGATTATTATATTTAAAAGTGTTTTCAGCTTTGTTATGAGTACCTGAATAGTAGATTCCAGTTTCCTGGAGTATTATCATTATATCACGAAGTACAGAACCTTTTAATGCAGGTAATGTCTTACGAACTATTGAGATAGTCAAAGGTTTCTTAGATGTTGTAATTAGATATACTATGTATTGACAGACTGCGACTGTTTTTCCTGACCTTGTTCCTCCTTGATGGACTTTAAATCTTTTGTTTGATCTAATAAGGTCGTAGAATTGTCTATTGCATCTTTGTTCAATTTTCTTGGTGGTGTCCATTCTATAATGGTTGATTTAATTTGATTGTCGTGAATTATCTCCTGTCTTTCAACATAACCTCTTTTCTTTCCCTTTGTCTTTAGAAGAAAGATTGTAGCAGTTGTATTGCCCTCACTTATTTGTTTGTGTAGTTGTGATTCAGCAAAATCAAGTGCAATGTTCTCAATATCTTTTACTTGCTTTGCAAACTCCTCATCTTCTTTTAGATACTTGTAAAAGGTGGTTCTATTGATTCCAACTTTCCTACAAGTAGTTGTAACAACCCCCAAAGATTTTTCTAATGCTTCGAGAATTGCTTTTTTAGTATGTTGCTTTTTGTTGGTTTTCACTTCACAAAAATACATAAAAAAACCCACCGATTAAAGTGGGTTAATTTTAAAACAATGATTTAGGTTAATTATAAATCATACTCTTTTCTTGTTTCCCAATTATCATCTGATATTTGCATATAAATATTTTCCCATTTTTTTACATTGGAATAACCAATACCTTTTATTTTTCTTATACCAACCCAAACTTTTTTTCCTATCCATTTATCAAAATTTATTTCTGAATAGAAATCTCTAATAATTTGTGGAACATCTTTTGCTCTACGATTTGTTGATTTTGCAACCATATGTAAAATGTGCCATTTCATTCTATTGTTATGTAATTCAGTATCATAACCATATTCTATTAATTTATCTGAAGCAAATTTATCACATCTAAATTCACTAACAGTTCTTGGTTTTACTCTACCATCAATGATATGTTTAATTTCGTGAAAACAAACAGATAATCTATCTTCATCAGTTGGTCTTGGTATTTCTATTTCACTTTGTTTATTAGCATTTAATCTGCTAAGGTAAGCACAACCACTTGATGTAGTTCGCCATTTTTTTACTACTATGTTGTATTGCTTAAAATATTTTTGCAAAATTTTCATTGCATTTTTTTCAAAATTTTCTTTTTTTATTTTTTTCATTTTAATTGTATTTAGTTAAGTGGGGGTGATTTTCACCCCCTTGATTTTTATTTATATAGCTTGTCCCATTAATGTATCATTCTTAATATCATCTGCCCAAATTGAATACATATCAATTAATTCATCATAAGTTTTGAAATAAGTTGAAGTATAAGGAAAATCAGAACCTTTTAAAGACCAAACCTGGTAGTAAGTTCTTCCACAATCTGTTACTATTTTAGTTATTTGTGCATTTAACACAAAACCATCTTTTTGTTCTAATGTGAAATAGTGTTGAGTAGTTAATGTTTCTTGACCTATTGAACAGTATTCAGTATGTCCAAAATCTTCTTTTTTTACTAATTTTAAGTTTTTACTTTTTTCCATTTTAATTAATTTTAGTTATTATTAGTTTTTAATTATACTGCAATAT